TTCCCTCAACAGCAAGGTTTCCCTCAACAACAAGGTTTCCCTCAACAACAAGGTTATTCCCAACAACAAGGTTATCCCCAACAACAAGGTTATCCCCAACAGCAAGGTTATCCTCAACAACAAGTTCCTTATCAAGCACGAATTCTTCCAGTTATGGAGTATCCACGGGATTCCAATGGTGTCGATGCGAGACAACAAGATAATAATTTTTTCGCCAAGATGCCGATTCCGACACAGCAACCACTTCCCAATTTTAATCGCCCTCCTCCACCACAGTCCAACGCAATTGAACAGATACAACAACAACTACAGGATTTGCAGAAAACTGTTCATGAACAAAAGAAAACGATTATGAAATTAAAATTGAAAAAATAAACGACTTTTATTTCAATATGAGTAAAATCACACATGTGAATTTACTTACATTTACACATAAATTTTATGTTTTGTTTATATTTACAACCGATGATAGACAATTGCATGATAAATACATCATCTTCAGACCATTTGTAATCGACTTCAAATGGATTTGGTATAGTTACATCGATTGTCGGAAGCATTTCTTGGTCCTTGTGGTCCCTTCGAACTAGAGGGACCATGATTTTTGTGATGTTTATGATGACGTTTATCACTGTCTTTCTCGCGGGCATCTTCGAAATCGGTACATTGGCACACAAATTTATCACGTTGAAACATGTATTATTTTATTTTTTTGTTAAGTGGAACCTTACTTTGTATGTGTTTGTGTTTCTGTTTCCTATCGTGATGACCCAGTATCACTGGTTGCGGTGGATTGGGCAAAGGAAGAACGGACACTTGTGGAGGACATACTGGTGGGCGCATGTTAGATGAGATTGGCCGTTGAAAATCGACCATCCGAGAACAATCCAATAAGTGTTGAGGTGGTAATTGTTGCGAATATTGGTAGAGTTGTTGGTTAACATGATCAACTTGTGGATTATATGGTGAACGCGGTTGTGATGGATAGAGTTGACTGAGTGGTGGTGCCGTTTGTTCACTGGTCTGCATATTTTTATTCAAGTTAGCGATTTGTTGTTCCATATCATGATTAGTTAGTCCTCCAAATTGATAGTCAATTTGACTAGTCAAATCGGTATTGACATGTTCTATTTGACTGAATCCTTGGGGATAATTCAATTTAGGCATGGTGTTTTTGTTCTTCGCAATCGCATTGAGTTGATGATCTCGTGTACCTAATCCACATCGGTCGGCGCTATCGAAATTTCGCTCTGATTCGGTCATTAGAGTCGGATGATAAACACGTTGTAAATTATCGTCAATTGGTTGCTCGGCGCGATACCGAAGGTTATTGTCTTCAGTACGGTGTTGATCTTCAATGATATTATTATTTAATGCACTAATAAACCCATTATATTCAGGGGCATTTTTCGATTGACGTTCCAACTGGTAAGTATTGACTTGTGTGTTGACCTTGGATTTGGATGTCAATTCCCCTGTGGGTTGGGCTAAGCGATCTAATGCTCGATTTCTCGAGGTCATATTTTGATATGCTAGACGATCCATAATCTTATATATACTACAAAAATTTTATTTCACAAAAAGAAACTTACTGAAATCAAGATCTAGTTTGACATTACAAGACCAATTTTAAAATATCTATGATGGTATCTTTTTTAAGAAACACTTGAGGTTGATCCTTGACATACTCCCACAATTTGGCTATTTCTTGGGGTTGATATAATTGAATGAATTCCTGTTTATCAACAGCCGACATTTTAGAAATATAATTCATCCGTCCGACTGCATAAATACAATGTCCTATGATGGGTAATACCTGTTCGATTAACGGTCTTGGGTCCGACAGATACGGTTCTATCATAACATTGGCATTAAACCCATGTTCGATCAAAAATTGTAGGGTCGCTAAGAGTGACGCAAAAGGCTCATATTCCCAAAGTAGTTGATCTGGACAGGTGTCATGATTCGGTTATACCGATCGTGTTCCAGAGTGGGGGTTACATAACAGTAAAGACATGTATTTTTACAGGCTACATGACCCGGCTTAATGTTGTGCGAAACCATTCCAAATTGCCATTGTCTGTGGAGACGTTCCGATGTCATTTGATAGAAATCTTTCTGAATTCTGATGGGAATCTGATGTGTCATGACTTTCTTTAAAACCGCAAGATCGTGTCGATTCTGTACAAGAATCACAGACCAGACACTTGCCTTAAGATTGCCATCAAGGATCTCTTGGACTGTACCAATTGGTGACGTGGAAACTGTTCAGCTACTTGACGTTCGACAACGGTCTGGCGATAAGGCGACAGTGATCACTAATTTACATGGTTTCTTGCGTCTGGCATGAATTCCACACAAATTACTACCAATTTTGGCATGGTCGTGAATCTTTATCGGTTCTCTGTGATGCACACAACATTGTTAGTTGTACATCATCTTTGGTACATTAAAGGAACTCAAATTTTTTGAGGACGTTTGGGTTTCGATTCAGTTGTCGTGACATCATGATTAAATAAAACGGAAATTGTTATTTATTTTGATCTACATTGTTAATCGCATAATGTATACATTCGATATCGTGGTTCTGTACCATAGTCAGTTCATTTTTTGTGTATAATTCATATTGGTTTTGATACCACTTTATTAGTTTCAAATTCAGACCATTTAGACATCCAGTTGAATATATATGCTTATTTAATATTCTCATTTTTTGATCCCAATTGACCATTATCTTGTCGTATTCGTACCAAAATTGTGCCAGTTGATTATTTCTTGAATATGTTTCATATTTATTTTTCAATGATTTCGGTGTCCATTGTTGATCAATTTGTACAATAAACTCACGATTTATTATCCTATTCGATACTATTGTTGGGATGTGTGTGTAACCGTTATTATAACAAACACAACATCTGTGTAAACCATCGGTGACTGAATATTTATTATTCTCAACAATATCACCCAAAACGATAGGCGATACAGCACCAGTTTGAGCCAAACGATCGTTAATTATATTATATTTCGTCTGACTCCATTGATGAAATGTAATTAGACGAAGTGGAATAAGTGCTAGATAATTATTTCCTTCGTTAGTTGAACATAATAGATTATTTATGTCAGGTATATCTGATTTTGGAAAGATCATTTACATCAGTATATTTGATTTCGGTGAGATCATGCGATCAAATTTTTGTTTTATTGTCGACTATCTAAAGATTTTATATATTTAGCCCAACTATATTTGATACGATCATGTTGTTTATCTCGGTATGGTTGAGGGATCGTACCACCCTGTTGGATTTGATAAGTTCTCAGTGGAGGGGGAACCATTTGCGTTGAGATATATGGTTCAACTATAGTCATCTGGGGCGCAGGTTCGATTGGGCGCATATGGGGCATTGATTCGACCGTGCGCATCTGAGGGATTGGTTCAATCATACGCATTCTGGGTATAGAAACTGGTCGCATCTGAGGCATAGGTTCGACTGGGTGCATCATAGGGATCGGTTCGATCATCCGCATTCTGGGTGTAGGAACTGGTCGCATCTGGGGCGTTGGTGTTGTCCGAGCAACTGGTCGTGATTGACGTGTTTCAGGTACCGTAAGTTCTGCTTTCATTGCCTCAATTTGACTGGGATTATCACAGATTTGATTGAATGTTAAAATCACGAAGATAAGAGGCATTGCTTGTCCTACCACATAAATGGCTTTTTCAATATTGGGTTCGAAGTAAGTTTTTATTAAATTAAACAATATATCATACATCACGGTGTCAACCCCATATTTTTCAGCTAAATCGACCCCTGGTAACAGTTGTTTGGCGACTTTCTTCAAGCGCCCTACTGTCGACGTAACCGACATTTTATTATCGGTCGGTCCTTTATGTCTCAACCCTGCTTCTAGATCTCGTAGAATTTGAACTAAGAAGACCTGTAATTTTTCTGGATGTTTTAGTAACTCTTGGAATTTGGTAGGAATTTTATTGAAAAAACCCTCTAGAATCCTGTAGGCGTATTTGGATGATTGATTAATGACCACCGTGATCGCAGTCCCCACAATTCCCGCATCATCTGGGATGAATGTGGAGATCCAATCGCCTACTACAGCAGCAATACTTCCCAATAGATCTCCGAGAATTCCACAAATAGTCGAAATTTGTTCATCATTACCGTCAATTAGAATCTGTTTGATGATCTCCAAAGTTCGAGTCTTAACAACTTCTGGCCCATCGACAAATGAAATTTTGAATAAATCCGCCATGTAATGAGATTGTTCGGCTAGGGTCGTGGTCGTTTCAATCAAAGACATATAGAACATTCCACTATTAATGGTGGCTGATATTGACTCGACTACTGTATCACCACCAGCACCAAAAGTAACAACAACCGACCCAACTCCAATCCCGATCTTAGCGATCGTTAAGATGACTTTCAAAGCATCCTTTAATGGCTTCGGAAAGATGTCTTTATTCTTGACATATTTAAGATCAACGCCACCACCTCCTCCAATTAAACCCAACTTGCCCCCAGTTTTGGCGAAAAATGGAATTCCGTCGATCACTATTTGCTGGTGGTTTAGATCTAGTCCATGCCCCCATTGATGCAATATTTTAACTGATTGTTGGTCGAGTTTAACCAACAAATACGACGACTTGTGCTTCTTTAGTTTTTTGATTAATTGGCGGATCTTTTTACATCTTTGTTTCTTGATGACAATATAGTCACCAAATCGATTTAAACATAAACTCCGATTGTAGTAAGATAAGATTAATAGATCAAAATAGTCAATATATGCAGATGTATACATAATCTATATATATCAGCATAGATTTTTGGTTTTACGAACGTGGTGTAATTGCCATATTTTGTTGATAACCGTGGTTAGGTGGAGGATTATGACATACACATCCATGACTGCATGAATGAGTGTTGTATAGACAACATTCTGGACGGCAACTATAATTTTTAAAGTAAAACATTGACGACTCTACTGGAATGGTCGAATGATCGTCACTAATAATCGGAATCCCATGTCCTTGGTAGACGATTGGATCTGGTGGTCCCTTGTCAGTAACATTAAAATATGGATTGACGAAGGATTCTATGACTGGTTTTATGAACAGACCAATTACGACTAAAATAAAAGTGACTACACAACCAATAATCATGTTATATATAATGTGGACAAAATAAAAAGAAGTGTTTTAGAAGCGACATCACATCTAAAATACCCATAAACAGATGTTTAATTTACTTTTTCTTCGACCTCGAATTCGCTTTAGCTTTAGGTGTGGACTTAGTATACCCAGCTTTGACATGAGGATCTTTCAAAGCCTGTGAGTAGGTAATACCATGTTCCTCAGAATATTTATAGACATGTGCGATCCAAGCATTGGTAATTTGCTTACCACTCCGAGTGATATATTTGATCGAACTTCCTCCCATTTGAATTATCCCAGGAACAGGAGGACCCAGAGAATTGCCGATATTCATCGGTGCCATGGAATCATAATAGGCTCCAGTCGGAATAATTCCTGATGTTCCAGTCGGGATCATGGTTCCAGTTCTCAATGGGTTGAACATCGGAGCACTATTGATGCTATTAAGAGTAAAACGAGATAATTGAGCAGGATCTGCCCCATAAGCATAAAAAGAGTGAGAATAATCGCTGGATCCTCCCCCTTTCTGTTGACGACGGTGTTTCATGATTATATATAATCACAAGATTATATTTTTCTATAAACTCCTACCTAACAATTAAAATTTGGCCTCACCAGACAGCATTTCCTCCCCAATTTCTGGGATATTGACCACGTTCCCAGCAATTTTGGGACTCGATTTAAGAACATCTTTAACATTGCTATTGGGTGACAACCAAGTCAAAACATAAATAACCGACCATACGATCACTTCAGTCATTAGGATTACCTTGATATAGGTGACTCGTTTTTTGGGTTTATCGAAGAGACGACTATCAAGATACAGCAACAACCATGTGATTACACCGACACCGATCGCAATAAAGAGATGTGTTAACATTTGTTTATAATAATATATACAAAATTAAATTTCTATAATGATCTTATTTTTTAATTAATTTATTAAAAATTGCGTAAGATTTCTCTTCTTCTTCGCTCAGTGACTTGGTTTGACCTTTGGTTTGACCTTTGGTTTGACCTTTGGTTTGACCTTTAGATGGCAGTCGTGTTGGGATCTTCGCCGATGCTGGTACTGGTTGAGGTGAGTTAGATGGTGTACTGATAGGAGTTCGTGGTGGAGTAGTTTCTGGTGTATTGTTAGGAGTTTGAGGTGGAGTTCGGGACGGATTAAAAGGTTTATTGGTAGGCGGTTGTTGTGGTATAGTTAGATGTGCATTAGGTTGTATATTTTTTTTCAATTGTATGTGCTTTTTTTTCCCATTTGGAAGTATAATTGGTTTCCCATCAAATTCCGATGGTTCAATAGGTGATACACTTTCGATACTTTCTGTGTCATTTGAAAGATAATTTTTATCTAATTTCAAGTCATCAATTTGTTTTTCAACTAGATGTGGTTTGATCGTAATTAATGGTTTACCATTAATACCAATTTTCGTGGCAACTGTAAGTGGTGTAGTAACTGGTAGTGATGTAGTAACTGGTAGTGATGTAGTAACTGGTATTAGGTCTACATCTGAATCAACCTCATCCGTGTTAACTTCTCGTGTATCAATTAAATCATCGACTGCTTCATTTATATCATATCCATCATCTACCTCATTGTCGTCTTCAGGGTCATCCATAACTTCGCTTTCGCTTTCACCTTCTTCATCATCTTCGTCGTCATCATCTACATCCTCTTCTTCATCGTCTTCGTCCACATCATCAGGATCCTCTTCATCATCATCTTGAACTGTGTCATCCTTATTTGGACCTACTCCATTATCATCATGATTTGATTCATCTAAGGTGTTTGCTAATTGACCTAGATTGGTATCAGATCCATCTGGGTTAGGTTTAGGGTCAGTTTCATCTGGGTTAGGTTTAGGGTCAGTTTCATCTGGGTTAGGTTTAGGGTCAGTTTCATCTGGGTTGGGTTTAGGATCAGTTCCCTCTGGTTTGGGTTTAGGGTCAGTTTCGTCTGGAATGGGACTTAGTTTTGGATCAGATCCATCTGGGTTGGGACTTGGTTTAGGGTCAGTTTCGGCTGGGTTGGGACTTAGATTAGGGCTTGGTGTGGGGCTGGATAGGTCATCAATTAAAGATATTTTATAATTAGATACATTAGTTAATTCTGTTCGACCATCCATCTTAATCTCCATTGGTTGATCTTCCATGGCATTTACGTCACCCGTGGCATTTGCTTCACCCAAGGCAGTTCCGTCGCCAATGCTAGTGGGTACTTTGGAACGCAAGAGTGATTTGGATCTTTCTGAGTTGGTTACTAACTTGGTGCTATTATTTTTAAATTTAGTGAGATTTTCTTCGTTCAGCCGATCTGTTTTAATTTCCGCCGTTTTTTCCATTTCATCGACGAAAGAAGTATCAATTTTAACATTCATTAGTGACTCCAAATTATTCTTAGTCTTGGGTTTGGTCTTACCACCTTTTTGTTTACGGTTCGATTCGATATTTTGACGTACATACTTGTCGAACAGTGTGTTCATGGGAATCAAATCACGAATGGTCTTAGTAATTCCTTTGGTAATTTTTTGGTCAATAAATTCACGATTCTGTGCCTGTTGATTAACCGAATATTTATGAGAGAATAAATTGGCACTTGGGAAGATTTCCCGAGCAGAGGTAATATAACATTGATGAATGAAGTTAATATTGGTCGGAATCTCTAAATCTTTAAGATTAATATCTTGATGATAATCGTACCCTTGTGCCACTAAATTTAATTTCGCATGACAAATAAACAAACTTTCGATTAATTTAGTCAATTCCTTTTCATCACATTTGCCTTCATTGATCAAGAAATTATAATCGCTCCTTAAAATATTTTCTGGTAACACTGGGATGCGGTTCAGCGACATTTGAAACATTTTGATTGGTTCTTCACGGTTCATTTGTTGTGCTTGTTTGTACATTGTCATCAATCCATTATGGATATGTGGGCATAATAAATCGATTAACTTATCGGTTGTGAGTTTTTTGGCTTCAATTAAGACAGATTCCGTCATATATATCTAGATGTCAATTATTTTTTAAATATCTAACGCACTTCAGATTAACATGGTAAAATTAAAATCACATAAAATCATTGTCGATTTATCGAAAATCGACAATGATTTTTAAGGTCGGTATCAGTCAGATTTTAACAACACTGATGTCTACCCAGTTAATACAACCAATTTCTCTGGAACAACAACACATTGTTGACCTAGTTGATCAAGGATATAATGTGTGCGTCGATGCGGTAGCTGGATCTGGGAAAACTACGACCAGTTTATATCTGGCTATCAAACAACCAACTAAATCCATTTTGCTACTGACATACAATGCTAAATTAAAACTGGAAACTAGACAAAGAGTTAGCGAATTAAACTTGTCCCAACTGGAAGTTCATAGTTATCATTCATTTTGTGTCAAATACTTTTATCGCAAATCATATACTGATAGTGGTATTACTACCTTCTTAAAACAACATGATTTCACTTCGGCTCTGAAATCATTCGCTTATGATCTGATCATCATTGACGAAGCACAAGATATGAATTTAGTCTATTATCAGGTCGTCCGTCATATCATCAAACGGTTACCAACTCCCCCTCAATTGATTGTGATGGGTGATCGGAAACAATCGATCTACGCCTTTAATAATGCGGATAGTCGTTTTCTGACCATGTCGCCACAAATTTTTACTACTGGTCGACAATGGGATCAAGCGCTCTTAAGTACCAGTTATCGCATGACCAATCAGATGGCCATGTTTCTTAATCAATGCTGTCAAGGTGCATTGCCAATCAAGGCTATCAAAGATGGTCCTAAAGTTAAATACATGATCTGTGATACTTATGGTGGAAAACCACTACAAGAAATTAAAAAATATCTAAACCAAGGCTATCACAATCAAGATATTTTCGTGCTAACACCTAGCGTTCGATCAGAACGTTCACCCGTGCGTCACTTGGCCAATCAATTGACCAAGGCAGGGATTGCGATTTATGTACCCACCACCGATGAAGAGAAACTTGACGATGATGTATTAAAAGGAAAAATTGTCTTCAGTACCTTTCATCAAGTCAAAGGACTTGAAAGACCAGTAGTCATGGTTTTTTCATTTGATCACAGTTATTACACTTTTTACGCCAAAGATATTCCATCACATGAATACAATCAGATTCCCAATACATTATACGTGGCAATTACACGAGCCAAAGAACAACTAATTTTACTGCATGATAATAAACATGATTATCTAGAATTTTTGCGCCGATCCAATCTATCAAGTAACTACTGTAGCGTCGAACAAAGTGGGTGTTTCTGTCCGAAGATCGAAAAATCCTGTGGCAAAAAAAAGGAAATACCAGTAACCGAATTGGTTAAATATGTTCCCGTGGCGGTGATCGATCAATGTATCGACTGTTTGACCGTAGAAAAAGTCAAAATTAATACGGAAGTCGAATGCCTCGATATACCCATCAAGACCAAACAAGATAATTTATATGAAAGTGTCAGCGAAATCACTGGGTCAGCGATCCCTAGTTACTACGAATACATGATCTCTGGGAAAATGACTATTTATGATTATCTACGCCACAACAAGATGGCGGAAATGAAATCGACAATTACCAACAAGAAATGTCTGCTAGTCGATAGCGACAGCGACAACGATAGTGGCAACGAAGACACTCAATTATATCGTCAAATGACAACTGGAACGATCAATGATGATACCTGCCAATCGTTATTACAAATTACCACTAATTGGGTTTGTGAAAAAAATGGGTATAATTTCAAAAAGAAACAAATTAAACAATATGATTGGTTATCATCTGATACCTTGGAACAAGCTATGTCGTGTCTGGATGCGATTTACCCACCGACATCTCGTCCACATCTACAATTTGAGAAATATCTAATTGTACCCTATGATATCTATAAGATCATAGGTTTTGTTGATATCTATGATGGTCTAACTGGTGATTTGTGGGAACTCAAAGTTGTCAAAGAAATTGATAACACACACTTACTACAAACTGCCATCTATTGTTGGATGATGAACAAGTTAAACATTCCAGTTAAAAACATCAGTGTTTTTAATATTATCAATCATACAGAGTATCGAATCCATGCGGAAATGTCGCAACTAAATAAGATAGTCGATATTTTGTTAGATCATAGGAAATTGGGGCAAATTAGGCAAAGTAACCAAGAATTCTTGGAAAAACTTCGAACTCCTAAATGAGTATGTAATCAGATCACCCCATGCCCTAAATAACATGTGACGAAGTCCCCCAAGGTTACTTCGTTACCCCAAAAAAATTTGATTTGATTGTTAAGTGATCATTTGATTACAACATCAAATGATTCGTCTGCGCTGTGTTAAGGAAAATAATAAGTTGCGGGTTAAGATTATTTCGGAAGGGTACAGTCGAGAGGCCAATTGTCAATTTCCGAGAGATATTCGCCAAGAGGGAAGAGAATATTTGGTTCCTGCTAGTGATGTTAAATTTTCAGAAATGAGATGTCAATTTTTCTATCGAATCGGTAAAAATAATATCCAGTCCGCAGAAGTAACTGATCAGGCTCTTAAAGGAATGAAAATTTATGGTGATACTGAAGAAAATAAGTCATGTTGTATCTGTCTGATGGATCAAACGACCGAAGCAAATATCAAGTTCATCATATTTGCACCATGTGGTCATTACTGCTGTTGTACTCAATGTGGACATAAAGTATCTGATTGTCCGATTTGTCGAACACGGATTCAACAGCGTGTGACTAAAGATCAGTTAGGTTAAATAGGTGATGACGCAGTTATCACCTAAGGTCAAATAAATGAACTGATACTCCGAAGAACCAGAGTTTTCCCAGACCATCGGTCTCACGCCCACGATTGTAAACTCTGTGTCAATGGGTTCCCAATATACGCTTTGAGGATGGTCGGATCGAAATATGTATTGGTCGGTGGTAAAGCATTTCGTGAACTAGTTAACTCACAAGGGCTCATTGGTTTCCTTTGATTGCAATGAATTGGTGCTCTCATTGCACTGTATTGATTAACTTGATCACGTTCCATTTTCTTAATTTCCATATTGACCCCAACTTTGCCTTGTGTCACTTTCATTCCACTCAATGTTGGCATTCGTCCTTCGGCTACTACTTCTTTGAGTGGGTTTTGACGCATATTATATGCTGAATCATACAATTGTTGATTCGATGGTGCTTCTGCTTGTCCCGCACCACCCACATGGTAAGTATCACTATAATCCTGTCGTTGGGTATTTTTGGTATCAGTTGGAGCCGTCTGATATCCCTTTCCGTTCTGTAATGCAGATGATTCCGCGGGCATCAGGTAGTCATTGTTTTCAGTGGTTTCACGATGGGTGGTTTGGGGCGCGTCAAAAGGGTCATAAGCAATCTGTTTACTCATATGTGAAGTTCCCGCACCTCCTAAGTGATCGTCCAGTTCAGTGGTTTGACGGATGGTGGTTTTAGCCACTTGATTAGGATCATATACCACTGATCGATTATTTTGTGATTGATTATTAGTCCCTAAGTAGGAGTTGAGTTCGGTGGTTTCCTTGGTTGTCGTTTTCATGGTATCATTTGGATCGTATGCCTGTCCTTTATTGACACCTGATTGACCCACCGAACCCAAATGCCCATCGTTTTCAGTCATTTGACGAATTGTGGTTTTGGCTAAACATGAAGGATCATAGACTTGTCCTTTCTGTTGATTATTCAACCCGACCGACCCTAAATGACCATCTTGCTCGGTCGTCTGTCGAATGGTCGTTTTAGTCGTCATTGTAGGATCGTAGACTGGACCCTTGCCACGATCATTGGTTTGGGTTTGTCCCAAATATTGATTCTGTTCCGTCGTCTGACGAATGGTGGTGGTTGGTAAATTATTGGGATCATAAACAAATCCCTTATAGGCACTACCACCGTTCTGAACATTGCCTTGATGTTGATTGACCTCAGTGGTCTGACGAATGGTAGTCTTTGACACATCAAATGGATCATAGGCTTGTCCTTTGACAGTCCCCATTTGAAGATATCCAGTATGGTTGTTATCTTGATTGGTTTCTCGAATTGTGGTTTTGGCAACCGAATTAGGGTCATACACCATTCCTTTTTGAGAGGCAACTTGGACATAACCACTGGGATTAGATGCTATGATATACGATTGATTACGAGTCTTTTTTGCCTTATCTTGCTGATATGTTTGTCCTTTGGCAACATCGATTTTACAATTCGAATATAAATATCCTCCCTCTCCATATCGAACTTGTGTCGTACTACGTTCATTATTACGGTTCTCGTATCGCAACTGTTGATCGTTATGATGTCTCGCCCCATCTGCTTTAATCGCATTACGGAAAGGTGTATTTTTAAAGTTAGGTTTACTAGCCACTTTACCCTTAGGTAACAAATTAGCCATCGTATTCTGACTGCCAGATTGGATCTTAGCATGACCGATTACTTTTCGAGACACTTGACGATTAGTTGGTAATTGAATCACACCTGCTCGGGCCGTTGGTTTAGTCTTGGCTCCCACAGTGGTAAAATTGCGTTCCCCATTAAAATTAGTGACCAGTAGTTCAGGGCGATATTTGTATTGTATCTGTTGTGCTGCGCGTTTATCAACCTTATCTTTACCACGAATCACCCGACCTTCCTTAACAGTACGTGGATTAACCAATAATTGGTCGATAGTCTTGGGAAGAATTCGTAATGGATTATGAAACCCACCACTAGGTCTCGCCGTATATCCATCATTTAAACCATGTCCAACATGGATCTGCTCAAACGGTAGTTCATTATTTCTTATTTGTAAACTGGTCGTATAACGATCAAGTTCACGAGGTTCAATTAACTGATCCAAATTTTGCTGTACTGGTGCGAATAATGGTGTGGCCTCAATCTTGTGTTGTTGATCTAATTTAAACTGTCCCGTAAATGTTTCCAATTTATCGGACATCATGCGGTTATCGACATCCATATTCTGTTTCGATGAACTGCCAAAATAAGGAACCATATTGTTGTGAGTTAATGGCACCCCAGTATCAGCAACTGGTCGAGTAACTAGGGTACTCCATCCTTTATTCAGTTCAGTTTCCGCATATAAACCATTGGGTGGACTCCCGTTCCATCCACCAGTTTCAATTGAAGCGTCTTGATTAACGGTGGTCAGATCATTAGGAGTTGGTTCTAATTGTGACAAGATCATGGGTGTGGTTTTCATAATTTTAGCCATTTCCTTTTGAAATAGATTGCGGTCATGGCGTGGATTCTTAACCCTCTTGACTTGCGTTTCGTTGAGAGTGTTGAAAAAAAACGGAATCACATTAGTATTGATTGGATCAAAACTCTTTTCAAAATTAGCAATGACTTTCTCATCTTCAATTTCACGGACTTTATTAAAATATCCAGTATCATAGATGTGATGCCCCCCTGCTTTCTTATTTTCTAACAGGTCATTTTGATGTTTAACATCAACCTTAGGCTTTTGTCGTGCTTGTTTACCATCTTTATTGAAGATATAACCACTGGCTAGTAATCCTAACCCAACATAGATTGGAATATCCATAATAATATAATATCTTTTGAGAAATTATATTTTTATTATACGCATTAATCCTATACTTTTGAATGTTGGTGTAAAACTACTGAGATCTCTGCTTCCTCTTGTGTCTCATAATTGAACATTTTGGCAGACTTCGCGTCAATCCTGTGTGGCATGGTAAAATGCAGATCGAATAGGTTGTCAACTTCGAGTTTCTTCAATAGACCAGCATCATAACAAGTCATCAGTGTCACCAATTTATTATTAGATTTAATATTTTTCCGTAATAGTGTCAAAATTACCTGTAAAATTTGATTATTTAAAGTCATTCCAATTGGACACCATTCGATCAACCGCTCGAATGTATCGAGAATAATCATACTGAACTCTGATTTCTCTGCATTATCGTAGACTTGACGAATGGCTCGACATTTTTCTTGTTCATTTTTGTCGATCACCGACATGGGATCAATGATTCGAGCATAACTAGGGCATAACTGTTCAACCAGATGAGCCGACATAAAAGTCTTACCAGAATATGGTTGTCCGTCAATCACGATCGATAAACTATGTCCACTAGTCAACTTCTGCGCTCGATCGATTATCGATCGATATTGTCGGATGATCTCTGGATGCCAGAAAATCATCTCATTGCCAGTAATCTCAGTAATCTGAGTCGAAATATTACCAAACATGGGTTTAATCTCATTAAATGCCTTGATGAAGTCTCCCATCATAACGGTTGGATTAGTAGTCATCTTTAATTGTTCGGTATCGATGGTTCTGGTGATCGCATAAGAACTGGCGCATTTAACCAATCCTTCAATTTCGGCCCCAGTGAAATTTTTGGTTCGAATTGCCAACTCGTTAATATCAACCGCTTTGTCCAGATAGCGGTTGCTTTTCATCGTAGCCATATGAATATTCAGAATCTCGGTACGACCATTTAAGTCAGGTAATGAAATCTCAATTTGTAGTTCTAACCTTCCTGGACGCAATAAAGCCGAGTCGATCAAGTCGATTCGATTGGTCATACAAATTAATAGGATGTTATTGAGTTGATTAATCCCATCAATATAGGACAATAAGGTCGTGACGACGTTATCGTGAACTGGATTATTATGAGTCGTCATGCCACGATGGCGAGACAAAGCATCAAATTCGTCACAAATAATTAAATGCAATTCTTTACACTCTCTGTCATTAATCGCATCCTCAAATAACTTACGGGTATTGGATTCCGATTCACCTACGTACATATTCAACAGTTCAGGGCCGTTAACCACTTTAGGTTTAGCACAATTGAGTAATTTCCCAATTTGTCGAGCCAATAACGTTTTACCACAACCAGGCGGACCATGAATAATCATGCCACGAATATGGCTGATATTCATTTCATTCATGGTTTTCCGCGGAACCAACCGACTCGCGAATAATCGCCGAAAAATGATCGCGAATTCTTCTGACAAACCACCAATCCCCATTTTATGTAGGTCGATCCCACTTTTAAATAGTGATTGATCTTTGGTACTTTGTTTGATCTTAATTCGATCGTTTTCCTTGCACGTTAGGTGAGTCATCCCCATCAATACACCATGTTTAGAGATTTCCCCTTTATCAAACTTGAAATCGGATACTTCACAAATAAAAGAAGCATCCTTGATTTCCAAAATTAATCGGAATTTTTCGGTAATAATTAGGCCACTGAAGATGTCTTTAAAATATTTGAGAAATTGTTCAGTGTTGATCGAAATTATTTCGTCTTTGGATAGTGGTTTAATTTCTATAGTCAGCGCGGTAATCGGCTTGTAAGAGTGTAATTCGGTCGGTATAATGGTCACATCACTGTCTTTATTGACCTTAAGTAAATTTTGGTGAACCGTCGAAAAACTACATTCTTGTTGTTTTAATTGTGACGAATATTCGCCTCTGAAAATAAATTCACCATTATTAGAACGAACCAAGTAATATTGATATGAGATATCACACCGAACCATGTCAAGTGTTTTGATCCCTAGATAGACATGATTGGTTCTAGATGATCCCGCTAATAGAGCGACATGATATTGTTTTCCCATTGGTAATTATATATATAATTACCAACGATTTTATTTTTGGCTATAGTTGGAATTATAATCTAAATCCAATCAGATAAGGATTACAAAATAATCGAGTAACGATCTTTCCGACCTCTCCTATAAAGCATGTGTTGTATACGGATCCGATCACGTACATACCGATAAAATTTGGACACTGTGGAACGTGTATTATCAGATCCTAACATTCCACCACCTGCCGCGAAAATTGGTCCAATTGTTAACAATTCGGCAATAACCATATATATATTATAGTAAACAAATTTATTCTCACTATATTATATATGAATCAAATTGATCAGGTAACCCCACAAAAGTTAGCAGAGCCCACAACGAAGACATCCGAGCCTTCCACCAGTGAATCCAGTTTTAAAACTCGCCGACAAACTAATCGAAAGATCATTAATTCCAAATTGAACAAAAAGATCCGTGGTTTGTCTAAAAAAATCGAGAGAATGAACGATCGATGCAAATACACCGTTGTTGAGGTAGGTGAATCGACTGATATAGAAATTGCCAAGGGAACAGCGAATACTATCAAAATTTACACCGAATTGAAACTAAAGAAGACCATGAAGATCGTCTTCTCGGTTAAATCAAACGACACCGACCCTGGTGGACTAACATATTATATGTGTGATTTTGAAAACGATGAAGATCACTTCAAAGTAGTGATTGAGAATCGGAATGCCGATCGATTAATTAAGATCGGATATGTCATCAGTGAATAAACAACTGTTATGTGTATATAAATATAAATAAATATTTATATATGGATTCACCCAACCTAGATTGTTTGTTTAACGGATCACCTTCTTAAATTTATTCATGATCATCTGAGTCTGGCTGATCTTCCCACGAATCTTCTGATCGCGAATCGCCCGAACTGCCACCAATTCCGCAGTATTGCGAATGATCAGTTCGTTACACTCAGGAACTTCAATATCGCGAGAGATTTTTTCTTTCGATTTCTTTAGTTGTACAATTAATTTACCATATTCCGCTGGAGTATCGGAGGGTTTCACCTGCACAGTTTCAACGATTTCTGTCTTCTTTGCGTCGGTCATTATTATACTATAAACTTATATTATTGTTTTTGTGAAATTAATTATAATATGTTTGACTAAAAATATTTCCTATAATTATTTAATTTCTCATAAACGAATTGACTCGTGTTTCCATGTGAAATCTGAGTCGAATTTTCACATGTATTGGGACATTTCTCCCAAATGATGATGTTTATAAAAGGCACCTTGTTGCTCGGTTAATTGTTGACTAGCCTTTAATTGACCCGCGTTATAGGCAATCTGAAACAACTTGATCAATGGTACTTGATAGTTTGTCATAATTGGGATCCTAAAATGCTGGATCATGAGTTGTATCAAAGGCACGATATGTTATGTTATCTTGAATTATCTGGTGAATTGGAGCGTGTTCCATATTGATCAAGCGAGGCAAACATTGACACTGATCGAGCCTTTTATAATCTTATTTCAGACGATTCCATTCTTGTAGACCGTCAAGGTGATTGTGTCTCACTTGATACCCAAATGTGACGAAATCATCCCATATTTCCTTTATTAGATGGCTTTGGCATGAGGTGATGATGGATATAAAGACTATATATGTATATATATTTTATCGGAAGACAAGTCGATGATTTTCAGAAATTTTTCAATATGTATATGATATACTAATAAATAGCGTCTTTACAAGAGGCTTTCGGTCCAGAGGAAAACGATGGAATTAACGCGAAACGTTTTGTTAAATGTGATCAATTTCTTCGTCTCATATGATGGTGAAGTCTGTGGTCGTTGTGATAAAGTACTTTTTATTATTTCACCGAGTATTGGGATGTGAGATGTACTATTTAGTCGTGGATCTCATATTTAGACATAAATCAAATGTCTCATTTTAATTATTTATTGATTAAAAAGACGATAAATGTTTTTGACCACATATGTATCAATTAGATATGGTATCACTCAATGGGATCGGTTGATCATAGGTATCCCAAACGACTTCAGATGTGTACAGATCGCGATCATGATAATATTCGAGTGGAAGTGGGGTTTGGATTGATCTTGGTGAACGTGATTGAATTACTAGTCCGTTGGCCGAATAAACTTGATCATCGTCAAATTGGACATCATAGAGTCGAATTAGTCCATCTGAATCGATTGGTAAATGGTCACCAGCTTTGACTGAACGATAAACTGTCGCTCCATTTAAAAACTCAAACCTCTTGGCAGGTATTCGATTACCCTTATATAAAATAGGATGATTTTCAGTAATGTAAAGATCTTTACCCGGTTTATCGGGTCCCATACAATTTTGTTTGAAGACCACAAATGAAATCAATTGATTTGGTAGCACTATTTGAATAGTTAGACGTGAGACTTGACCAGTTGTCCAATAAACTTCCTGAATCGTATTAGGTACTGGTGATCGAGAGACCATGACATGATCGCCACGATTGAGTAACTGTATTGGTTTTGTGGTGTAATTCGACAATAAAACCATGGTATCTTTAGTTACGCACATTATGTTGTCATCTGCAAATAACTTGATCGATTCCCAAAAATCAGTTGGACTATGGTATGACCGATTCGTCCCTAGTTGAATTGGATTGGTTTGAATTGGATTGGTTTGAATTGGATTGGTTTGAATTGGATTGG